TTTTTTCTCCTATTATAGTATAAAGAATATAGCATAAATGGGTGGTGGTCTTCTTCAACTTGTTGCTTATGGCGCTCAAGATGTTTATTTAACAGGTAATCCTCAAATTACTTTTTTTAAAGTTGTATATCGTCGTCATACTAATTTTGCTATGGAAGCAATTCAACAAACATTTTCAGGTATAGCTGATTTTAATAGTACTATAACATGTCAAATATCTCGTAATGGTGATTTAATTCATAGAACTTATTTACAAGTAGATATTCCTGCTTTAAGTGATGTTAATGATAAATATGTTAATTATCTTGGTCTTAGATTATTAAAATCTGTTTCTATTGAAATAGGTGGTCAACAAATAGATAAACATTATTCAGATTGGTTATATATATGGAATGAACTTTCTTTACCACGTGGCAAACGTTCTTCATGGGAATTTATGGTTGGCGCTGATCAAGATGTAACTAAAGCAGGTGGTACCTTATATATTCCATTTGAATTCTGGTTCTGTCGTAATATTGGATTATCTTTACCTTTAATTGCTTTACAATATCATGAAGTTAAGGTTAAAGTTGAATTTGAAACAGCTAATAATTGTTCATATAAATTAAATACTAATGATACCCAAGCTGCTACAAATACTCCTAAATTATCAGCCGTATCATTATGGGTTGATTATATTTTCTTAGATACAGATGAACGTCGTAAGTTTGCTCAACTCTCTCATGAATATTTAATTGAACAATTACAAACATTTACTGAAGGTTTATCTGGAGGACAAACACAAAATTATCGTATTAATTTTAATCATCCTTGTAAAGAATTAGTATGGGTTGCTAAATTAAGTTCATCTGCGAATGTTAATCAATGGTATAATTATACTATAAAATCTGATAAATCATTTCCAAATGGTGCTGCTATAATAGGAGCTGCTAGTGCTCAAACTATTGATAGTAATATTCATGCTTTTACAAATGCTGTTAGTTTATCAGATACATTAGTACGTTCTAAAATTTTATATAATGTTGAACCTGGTTTTAGTAAAGATGCTGTAAATCCATTTACTAATTGTTTATTACGATTAAATGGAAATGATCGTTTTGCTTCACGTGAAGGAACATATTTTAATTATGTTCAACCTTATCAACATCATACTAATATACCAGCCAATTGTGGTATTAATGTTTATTCATTCGCATTAAAACCAGAAGAACATCAACCATCAGGAACTTTAAATATGTCTAGAATTGACAGCGCAATATTACAAGTAACAAATAAATATGATAGTACTAAATCTGGATCAATTCTTATTTATGCGACTAATTATAATGTTCTTCGTATCCTTTCAGGTATGGGAGGATTAGCTTACTCTAATTAATTTTTAATTGTTCTTTTTTTTTCTCCTATTATAGTATAAAGAATATAGCATAAATGGGTGGTGGTCTTCTTCAACTTGTTGCTTATGGCGCTCAAGATGTTTATTTAACAGGTAATCCTCAAATTACTTTCTTCAAAGCTGTCTATCGTCGTCATACTAATTTTGCTATAGAAGCAATAGAACAAACATTTAATGGTACTCCTGCTTATAATTCTCGTGTTACATGTCAAATATCACGAAATGGTGATTTAATTCATCATATATATCTTCAATTACGATTAACTGGTACAGGTGGTAATTATAATAAATATTTTGGTTTAAGAGTTATTAATTATGTTGAAATTGAAATTGGAGGTCAAAAGATAGATAAACATTATGCTCATTGGATGTATATATGGAATGAATTAACTTTACCTGTTTCTAAACGAGATGGTTATAATGATATGGTTGGTGCTTATGGTGGTGCCGTAAATGATACTATCAATGAAGTTTTATATGTTCCTCTTGAATTCTGGTTCTGTCGTAATGTAGGTTTAGCTTTACCATTAATAGCTTTACAATATCATGAAGTTAAGATTAATATTAATTTTGAAAGTGAAGTTAATTGTCGTTTAGCATCAGCAACTACTACTGCTATACCTTTTAATGCTTCATTATGGGTTGATTATATTTTCTTAGATACAGATGAAAGACGTAGATTTGCTCAATTATCACATGAATATTTAATTGAACAACTTCAATTTACTGGTGAAGAAGCTATTTCTTCAACTAATGTAAAATCTAAACTTAATTTTAATCATCCTTGTAAAGAACTAGTATGGTTTTTAACTAATTCTGATAATAATAATATGAACTGGTTCAATTATACTACATGTATAAATGATATAGTTAGTGGAACTAATAGTACTGCGGCATATGAATCATTATTAACTTATGATGGTGTTACTGGTAATAATAATGAAGTTATATATCCTTCAAATCCAGTTGTTAGTGCGAAATTAGTATTAAATGGAAATGACCGTTTTGCTTATCGTGATGGTTTATATTTTAATGTTATACAACCATATCAACATCATGAGAATATTCCTAAGAATGCTGGTATTAATGTATATTCATTTGCTTTAAAACCAGAAGAACATCAACCATCTGGAACTCTAAATATGTCTCGTATTGATACTGCTATGCTAAATATGACATTATATAATAAGACAACAACAGTAAACGGTAATACTGTTAATTATGATAATACTAAATCTACATTATTTGTTTATGCATCTAATTATAATGTTCTTCGTATCCTTTCAGGTATGGGAGGATTAGCTTACTCTAATTAATTTTAATTGTTCTTTTTTTTTCTCCTATTATAGTATAAAGAATATAGCATAAATGGGTGGTGGTCTTCTTCAACTTGTTGCTTATGGCGCTCAAGATGTTTATTTAACAGGTA